GAAACGGTAATTATAAACCCGTAGCAGAAAACACCTAACCTCGATTCCGGAGAAGAAAACCGGGATCGGGGTTAGTTGTGTCTGCAGCGGAGGACGTCGAGTACGACGATTACGTCAGCGACGAGACAGAAGAAGAGCGCCAGGCGCGGCTCGACACCGAAGTGGTGCTCGATCAGACCAGCCAGGCCTTCGTCGACCAGATCGTCGCGAAGATGCTCCTCATCGTCGATGAGGTCTCCGGCCACCCGCTCTACGGATACCAGCGCCCCTTCGCGGCCCGCCTGATCGAGTCGCTGATCATCAACGATGGCGCGACGCTCACCGCGCTGTTCGCCCGACAGTCCGGCAAGTCCGAGACCGTGGCCAACACCGTCGCCGCCTGCATGATCATGTTCCCCAGGCTGGCGAAGATCTTCCCCGACCTGCTGGGCAAGTTCAAGGAAGGCCTGTGGGTCGGCGCCTTCGCTCCCGTCGAGGAGCAGGCCGACAACCTGTACGGCCGCATCGTGGCCCGCCTGACCAGTGAACACGCCCTGGAAATCATGGCCGACCCCGAGATCGACGACACCGTGCAGGGCAAGGGCCGCTCCATCTCCCTCAAGCGCTCCGGCTCGCTGGTGCGAAAGCAGACCTGTCACCCCCGCGCCACCATCGAAGGCCGCACCTACCACCTGATCCTGATCGACGAGTGCCAGGGCGCCGACGAGAAGATGGTGAACAAGTCGATCGGCCCGATGGGTGCCTCGACCAACGCGACCATGGTCTTCACCGGCACCCCGACCTATGAAAAGGGTGTCTTCTACAACCAGATCCAGATCAACAAGCGCGGGGCAACCCGGCGCGGCGCACGGCAGAACCACTTCGACGCGGACTGGAAGGAAGTCTCGAAGTGGAACGAGAACTACGCCAAGTTCGTCAAGAAGGAACTGCTGCGCATCGGTGAGGACTCCGACGAGTTCAAACTCTCGTACAGGTTGATCTGGCTGCTCGACAAGGGCATGTTCACCACCACCGAGCGCCTGGACGAGCTGGGCGATGTGTCCATGCAGGCCGTCCACGCCTACCACTCCACGCCCGTCGTCATCGGCATCGACCCCGCCCGCAAGCAGGACAGCACGATCGTCACGGCGGTGTGGGTGCGCTGGGACCGGCCGGATGAGTACGGCTTCATGGAGCACCGCATCCTGAACTGGCTGGACCTCGGTGGCCTGGACTGGGAAGCCCAGTACTTCCGCATCGTGGAGTTCGTGCGGAACTACAACGTGATGGCCATCGCGGTCGACGAGGGCGGTGTCGGTGACGTCGTCATATCCCGCCTGAAGGTCCTGCTGCCCGACCTGACCATCGTTCCTCTGTCCTCCCAGCGCCCCGAGCAGTCCAGGCGCTGGAAACACTTGATGGAACTGATGGACCGGGGACTGCTGACCTGGCCCGCGCACGCCTACACACGCCGCCTGAAGTCCTACAAGCGCTTCCGTCAGCAGATGGAGGACCTGGAGAAGAACTTCGAGGGCCCCTACGTGCTGGCCCAGGCTCCCCGCGCGGCCGACGCCCACGACGACTACGCCGACTCCCTGGCGCTGGCGTGCGTGCTGACCAAGGAGTTCACCATGCCCGAGGTCGAAGTCAGCAACTCCCAATTCCACCGGTAAGGAACGACATGGCCAACGACTGGTACGGCGACGAGTGGGGCTCGCTCGGGTGGACCGCGCAGCAGCCCTCCAACGTGGCGGGGCCCACGACACCGCCCATCACCCTCCCGCCCGGATTCACCTCGGTGGACATCACCGCCAAGTACGTGGACGACCAGAGCCGCACCCTGAACGGGTCCATGGTCCGCTTCACCCCCTCCGCGCGCCGGGTGGTCGACGGGGACACCGTGGTGTGGCTGGAGGAGGTCCACGAGCGCATCGACCACGGCCTGCTGGCCGTCTCCCTGCTGGCCACCGATGTGGCGGGAGTCAGTCCCGCGTTCACCTGGCACGTCAAGGAATGCTTCCCCGGCGGACGGGAGTGGGACATCACCGTCCCCGCAGCCACGGTGTCGCCGGTGAGCCTATTCGCACTGCCCGAGGCTATCCCTAGTTAACAATCAATTCTTGCTTCCTCCTACGCTTATACCGTTACCCGGTTACCGGAAGAGGATTCAGGAATGGCAAATCTCGCACCCGACCCGCAGACACAGGAGCGCGTCGGCACGGTCTACGAGCGCAAGTTCGCCGAGAACTCCGTTCGGCGCGGTCCTCTCCGGTTCGAGGAGGGTGTCGCCACCGACACGGACGTCCCCAACGAGTTCACCAAGGGCGCCATGCAGGGCTACCTCACCGCGCCCGGCCGCCCCAACCACAACGCGAACGTCTACGAGAAGAGCCCGGCCGAGACCATGGCCGAGCGCGTTCACGTCGGCTCTGCCTCCTGGGTCGAGGCGCCCACCTACCTGGGCGAGTTCGCACAGGGCTCCTTCGCCGACTACGCGGAGGTCTCCTACGAGCAGGTCAACCGCAACGGCCGCCGGTACGAGCGCATCTCCCCGGCCGTCGTCGAGGACTGAGCACCGTGGTCGCCTTCAACGACCGTCGCAGGTCTCCGCGCGCCTCCCTCGATGAGGTCCTTCCCCGCCTTCCCCTCGAAAAGGGCGACACGGTAGGGAAGGCCCTCATCGACGGCCGTTACCTCGTACGCGGAATTCCCGTGGAGAACGAGGAAGGCGACCGTACGCGGCAGTACGTCCTTCACGAGGTCCTGCCCAGCGGGAACGTCGTCCAGCGCGGAGAGCCTTTCGAGACCCGCGCCAAGGCCAAGCGTGAGACACGGCAGATGAAGCCGACTCACGTCATCGAGATCTGAGCCGGAGTACTTCAACCATGAGCGGTGCCATTTCGTTCGCAAGCCCCAGCATGCGGGCTTCGGGATCCGACCTCACTGTGTCGATCTCGCCTCTCGGCCTGGTCGAATTGGCCGACGAGGAGTTCGAAGTACACGGCCCGCGCCTCAACCGCTATTCCCAGAACTTCGCATACTACCTGGGTCACCACTGGGGATACCGCCGCGAGGCAGGCGAAGCGCAGATCACGTTCAACTACGTGAAAGCGTTCGCCGACTACATCAACAACTTCACGTTCGGACGCGGCGTCCACTTCAAGAGCGTGAAGCAGTACGAGCACATCATCCCGGCGCTTTTGAAGCGTGCCTGGGAGGTGGACAACCGCAAGGAGCAGTTGCTCTGGGAGATGGGCCAGCAAGGCGGCGTCTCCGGTGACTGCTTCGTGAAGGTCGCATACGCACCGGCATTCGTAGATGACTTGGGACAAGAGCAGCCAGGCCGCGTACGCATTCTTCCGCTCAACAGTGCCTTCTGCTTTCCGGAATGGCACCCGCACGACCGCGACCGCTTGATCCGGTTCAAACTCAAGTACCGCTTTTGGGCCACCGGCGAAGACGGAACCCGAAGCGTCTACACATACGTGGAGGTCCTCACGGATTCCACGATCGAGGAGTACCTGAACGACGAGTTGATCGACTCCCGGCCGAATCCGCTGGGCGTGATCCCCGTCAAGCACATCGCAAACAGCCAGGTCAGCGGCTCTCCCTGGGGCCTGTCCGACATCGCAGACATCGTCAGCCTGAATCGTGAGTACAACGAGAAGGCCACCGACATCAGCGACATCATCAATTACCACGCAGCGCCCGTGACCATCATCACCGGCGCGAAAGCGAGCAACCTCGAAAAGGGCCCTCGCAAGGTGTGGGGTGGACTACCCAAGGACGCGCAGGTCTTCAACCTGGAGAACGGCGTCGACCTAGCCGGACCGCTGCAGTACCTCGAAATGATCAAGCGCGCCATGCACGAGATCACCGGCGTTCCGGAAACGGCGCTCGGTCAGATGCAGCCTGCGAGCAACACCTCCGGCGTGGCCCTGGCCATCATGTACCGGCCGATGATGTCTCGGTACGACCAGAAGAAGATGCAGTACTCGGTCGGCCTGCAGGGCATCAACGAACTGATCCTCAAGACGCTGTTTACTTTCGAGCCGGAGACCCGGCTGTACGACCCCTCCACCGAGGGAATCATGAAGGACGACCAGCCCCCGATGGTGGACGTTCTCGACCCCATGGCGTACTTCACCGAGTGCGAATGGCCCGCGCCTCTCCCCGTCGACACGCTCATCAAGTTGAACGAAATCCAGGCAAAGATGTCGATGGGCTTGGAATCCATGCGCGGAGCCCTCCACGATCTCGGTGAGGAGTTCCCCGACGAGAAGGTCCGGGAGATCTTCGAGGAGCAGATCGAGGACGCCAAGCAGCAGGGCGCTCTGCGAATGCTAAAGGCGCAGATAGATTCTACTATCCTGCAACTGACGGGAATGCCGCCTGAAGGGGCGGAGGCGCCTGCACCCCAGACTGACGCAGATGGGAAGCCCATCGGCCCGCAGCCTGGTGGTCCGAATCCAGTGACGCTTCCTGGTGGTGTCGAACTCGGCAACATCACAGCGCCTGAGATTCAGAAGATGACTAACGAAATCGTGACACAGGCGTACGGCCCACGGGCCGGACTACGCCGAGACCCGGACACCAACACCGACTAGGAGTCGAGAGCGCATGTCGCTTCATACTCGGGGCATCTCGCTGCCCGCCATGACCCTGCTGGGCCGCCGCAAGAACGGCTCACCGATCTACAACATCGCCGGTGGCGCTCCGCAGCCCGGTGAGGGTGGCGACCCCGTCATCACCATCCCGGCCGCTGTCGTCGAGACGCCCGCCCCTGTGACCCCCGCCGAGCCCCGGTTCACCGCCGAGGACATCCAGCGGGCGCGCCAGGAGGAGAAGGACAAGTTGTACAAGCGGCTGGAGTCCGTCGAGTCCCAGAACAAGAAGTTCCTGGACGAGATCGAGGCCCAGCGCAAGGCACGCGAGGAAGCCCAGGCCGACGAGGCACGCAAGCAGCAGGAAGCCGCCGCGCAGGTCAAGGCGCAGGCCGAGGCCGACATGTCCGCCAAGGACCTCCTGGCCCAGAAGGAGCAGGAGTGGACCCAGCGGTTCACCCAGTTCGAGCAGGAGCGCGCGCAGGAGCGAGCCCTGTTCGCCAAGGAGCAGGAGTTCAACGCTCTCCAGACCTACATCCAGCGGCGCGTCGGCGAGGAGACGGAGAACATCGCTCCGGAACTTCTCGATTTCGTCACGGGTAATTCGCCGGACGAGGTCGAGGCGAGCATCAGTACCGTCAAGGAAAAGACCCAGGCTATCCTGGAATCGGTTCAGCAGGCCGCTATTCAGCAGCGGGCCTCCATGCGCGGTGTGAGCCCCACGGGCTATTCCACCACGGGACCGATGGACACCGATCCGGGACACAAGTCGTACTCCCTCCAGGACCTCCAGGCGATGCCTATGTCCGAGTACGCCAAGATTCGGGGCCAGTTGGGCGTCGGACAGGCTGCCCAGAACCAGCGTGGACTGTACTCGTAATTCGGTCGAGTACCCGTAACTAAGGAAATCCAAGTATGCCAAGCGCGATCACTGGTACCCCGAACCTGTCGGCTTCCCCGACGAACTACTCGGGCGCCAACAGCACCCTTGGTGCTGCCATCCAGACCATCTGGAGCAAGGAAATCTTGTTCCAGTCGATGCCGATCCTTCGCTTCGAACAGTTCGCCGTGAAGAAGACGGAGTTGGGCGTTCAGCCCGGTCTGACGATCAACTTCATGCGGTACAACAACCTCGGTTCGGCCAGCCAGTTGGTCGAAGGCGTGCGGATGCAGACCAACGCTCTGTCCGCCTCCCAGTTCTCCATCACCGTCGCGGAGCACGGCTACGCCGTGGCCGTCTCCGAGTTGCTCCTGAACGCCTCCTTCGACGACGTCATGGCGTCCGCGTCCCGCCTGCTCGGCCGCAACATGGCCCTGTACCTGGACCAGTCCGCTCGCGACACCCTGCTGCAGGCGTCCAGCAAGATCTGGGGCTACAACAAGTACGCGCAGTCCACGCCGTTCGGCGTCATGGCGCAGTACTCCAAGGGCACCGCCGCGACCGGCACCGACGCCCTGGACGGCACGTTCGACTTCACCGCCGCGCTCGTCAAGGACGCGGTGGAGACCCTCGCAACCAAGAACGTCCCGCGTCTCGGCGACACCTACGTGTCGTTCGTCCACCCGCACCAGTCGCGTCGACTGCGCGACGACCCTGAGTTCATCGAGGTGACCAAGTACGCGGCCCCGGGGAACTTCCTTTTGGGTGAGATCGGCCGCCTCAACGACGTCGTCTTCATCGAGACCACGCAGGTCAAGCAGATCCAGAACTCCGGCGGGAAGACGGTCTACCAGAGCATCTTCCTGGGCGACAACGCATTCGGTCACGCGATCTCGCTGCCGGTCGAACTGCGCGACGGCGGCATTCTCGACTTCGGGCGTGAGCACGCCCTGGCGTGGTACGCGATCTGGGGTCTCGGCCTCATCACCGACCAGGCTGTCCTGATCGCGGAGACCAACTGATTGTAGGGGCCACGGTCCCTGCGATGAGTTGGTAGTCGCGGCTTGAGGGGAGTGGTTCTGGATTACCAGGACTGCTCCCCTTCGTCGTTAGAGTAGTACCGCTTCACCATAAACGAGTCCCGAACCCGGAGAATGAAATGCCTACTGCACGCAATGTCGCCCGTCCCGGTGATCTGACCGGCCGGAACAAGGCCGCTCTCGCCAAGGAGCATGCCGAGGAACTGCAGGCGCGCGCGAACGAGATCGCCATGATCAACGCCGCTGCCGCTGCCGAGCGCGACGACACCGTCCACGAGGTCCTCCCGAAGGACATGCGCCCTGCCCCTGCGCCGGAGGCCGTCGAGGTGTCCGACGCTGTCGAGGTCGAGACCCCGATGCGCGAGTTCCGCGTGAACACCTCGCTGGAGAACATGACCTACGGCCACGGCAACCACTTCGACTTCGAGGAGGGCGTGCGCTACAAGGCGCCGAAGGCCCTGTACGACCACCTCGACGGCCTCGGCTACATCTGGCACTGACGGTCCAAGGAGACCCATCTCATGACTACTCCCGCCCCGCTCGTTCCCTCCCCGGACGAGACGTACGTGCTGGAGAACGCCGAGGGGCACGGAGCCGGGCTGGGACACATCCCGTCCGGCTCCCCGGTCTCCGTGGTTGACGTCTTCCCGGCAGGAACCGCCGGGGTCGGCCACGCTGCCGAGCACTCGGTGCTCGTCGAGTACGAGCACGACACCCACGTGATCAACGACAGCGGACAGCACACGCCCGGCACTGCAACGCGCCGTTTCACCGTGCACCTGTCGGACTTCCAGCGCCTGTTCAAGAAGGTTGATGCCTGATGGCCGGATCCACCCCGACCTACTCCGGTTACGCGCTCGACTTCCTCACCGGCCGCGCCGTCGCGTACACCGCGCCGCGCTCGACCTACCTCGCGCTGCTGATCGCCGACCCCACGGGGGAGGACGGCAGCGTCAGCATGTCCACGCTGCCGGAAGTCTCCACGCCCGGCTACGCACGCCAGCAGGTCGTATGGACAGCCCCGACAGGTAGTCCTGTGGCCACGGCCAACAACGCGCTGCTGTTCTACGGCCCCTTCACCGCCGACATGACCGACGCAGCGGTCTTCGCCGCACTGGTCACCACGGCTTCCGGCACCTCCGGTGACGTCATCTACACCTGGCCCATCGACTCGCCGCTGCTGGCGGTCACCAACGAATCGCTTCAGATCGCCGCTGGCGCACTGACGCTCAACGCCTGACAGGGGGTCGCGGAATGGCAACCACTGCAGATCTGCGTACGCGTGTGCGCAACGAGCTGGGCGACCGGCTCCAGCCGTTCCGCGACACCATCCGGGGCGTGGGAGACGTCTCCCAGTACGAACTGAGCGCCAACAACGTCACCGGCCTGGAAGTCATCCAGATCACCGGAACCACCCAGACCCCGCTGAGCACCCCCGCCGACTACACCGTGGACTCCGTGGACGGCATCCTCGACCTGGCCACCGCGCTGCCTCTGGACTCCCTGCTGCTGGTCTCCGGCTCCTCCTACGGCCTGTTCGCCGACGACGAACTGGACACCTACATCAACGACGCGCTGCTGCACCACACCCAGGGCCGCACCGTCGCCACCCGGTACATGGACGCCAACGGCTTCGTCCGCTACGACGAGGTGCCGGTGGACCTGAGCACCCTGCCGGATGTGGAGGAGTCCCTGGTGGCCATGCTCGCGTCGATCGAGTGCCTGTGGAAGCTGGCCACCGACGCGTCCACGGACATCAACGTCGAGACCTCCGACGGCACCCACGTCGACAGGGGTCAGCGCTTCTCCCAGATCCAGACGCAGATCGCTGCCGCGACCGACCGCTACCAGACGCTGTGCGAGAAGTTGGGCGTCGGCCTGTACTCCATCGAGGTCACCAACCTGCGCCGGGTGAGCCGCACGACCAACCGCCTGGTGCCTCTGTACCGCGAGCGGGAGTACGACGACTACTCGCTGCCTCAGCGGATCCTGCCGCCGATCGGGCCGGGCCACCAGAACGACGACGAGTCCGGACTGCCCTCGCAGACGTGGGGTGGTTGGTGGTGAGCCGTCTGGACTGGAAGACGCACGGCCGCTTCAACGCCAACTACGAGACCACCGACATCATGGGGGTCCTGCGCGGGCGGCAGAACGAGGTCGGCGAGCGGGTGGAGTACTACCGCTTCTCCCACACCGACCCGGCCGGGGACGACCTGTACGACGAGGGCGCGGGCCTGGGGAAGATCTTCACCGGCCCTTTTCGTGTGCCCGCTCTGCACGTGATCCACAACCAGGGTCCCGCCGACGACACGACGCAGGGTCTGTACACCGTCGACAACCTGCACGTCACCGCGTCGTTCGACAGCCTTCGCAGGATGGGATTCACCGACCAGGACATCGACCACGGTAAGTACCTGACCGACCGGATCGTCTACGACAACTCGGTATTTCGCGTCACGTCCATTTCCGTGCTCGGGCAGATCCAGAGCCGGGACATCATCGTCGGCATGGAGTGCGTGCAGGTGAAGCCCGACGAACTCGTCAACGACGCCCAGTTCTCCCGGTACTCGCAAGAAAGTCAGTGACCATGACGATTAGCCTCCCGACACCCGGCAGCGCCAACTGGAACGTTCCTTTGAACGCGGCCCTGACACAACTCGACACCGACAAGGTCGACGCCACCCAGGAGACGGCGGACATCGCCGCCGGGGTCGCTACCGCCGAGGCGGACGCGGCCAGCAAGTACCTTCATATTTCCGGCGGTGGAACCGTCACCGGTGACGTCACGGTCAACGGCCACGTCTCGGCCACCGGAGCAAGCGGTGATGCAAGCGGCCAGGTGGTGTTCACTAAGTCGCTGAGCCCCAACACCCATGCGCTGACGGCATACCAGGCGAACACCACCGGCACCACGAACGCTGCCGCCAACGTCGTCAGCGACAACCCCAACTTCTCCGCACTGGAAGTCACCGGAACGGAGAAGAACCGGGGCTCGATCAAGGTCGCGCACGCGGGCTACTCCGACGGCAGCGACAGTTCTGCGGCGGCCATCAGCATCGACTTGCAGACGACCCATGGTGGCGCAACCGGTACCGCCGCACAGGGCCTCTTCATCACTTCGACGACGGACACCGGGGCCACGGCGATAGGCGACCCCATCCGCGTGGTGCTGAACGGCCGGGACGACTTCGCGGTGCACAGCAACGGCACCGTGGGCATTCGCGTAGCCTCCGCGCACGCTCCGGCCGGTGCCCTGGAAATCTCCCAGGGGGACACCTCCACGGTCGGCTTGGCGATGACCGCCACGGCCGGAAGCACGCAGGACATGATCGCTTTGAAGGACTCCGGCGGAAGCCTTCGGTTCGAGGTGGGTTCCAGTGGCTCGGCAGTGCACCGCGCCACGTCGTTCTTCACCAGCGCCCTGCAGTTGGGTGCTACGTCTGCCGATCTGGGTGGGTCCTCCGGCGCCGTGATTTCGATGAAGAACGTCACCACGCCGCCCAACTCCAATCCTTCCGGAGGCGGAATCCTCTACGTCGATGCAGGCGCCCTGAAATACCGGGGGTCCAGCGGTACGGTGACGACGATCGCTCCCGCATAGCCTTTTACAAACTTCGCGAGCCTTCTTGAGATCCTGAACGGGATGCACTATCCGCAGTTCTACTCAAGAAGGTTCGCCAACGCATGCCTTGGCTCATAAACGAGGACCGCGCCGTCAAGGCGAAACTTCAGGGCCTCACTGTTACTGACGCGAACGCTCCTACCGGTCGAGCCGTCCCGGTGCGCTACCGGGTTCCTGAGAGCGAGCTGGCGAGTCAGACCTTTCCGCTGATCGTGATCGAGCACAGCGGGATGGAGAAGGCGGACGACCGGGAGCACCGGGGGTGGGTGCGTCTTCCGTATGCGCCGGAGGGGTCTCCCAAGTGGTGGGCGGACGACGCCACGTCCTACGACGTGACCGAGTCGCCCTATCTGGTGGAGTACCCGATCCCTTACGACTTGCGCTACCGGGTTTTGGTATTCACTCGCCTCCAGAGCCACGACATGGCGCTGGCCGCATCCCTCGCGCAGACGGCCCGGATTCCTTCGCGGTTCGGCTTCTTGGAGATTCCCGAGGACGGCACCGTTCGCCGACTGGATCTTCTGGGTGGTCCTGCCCTGGTCGACACCCGCGACGAGAACGGAAAGCGTCTGTTCCGCCGCGAGTATCTGATTTCCGTGTCCAGCGAAATGACGAGCGCTGCAGCCCAGACCTACGTAAAGGCGCAGAGCGTCGCACTGGACCTCGAATACTACACGGACGACATAGCCGACGGCACTCCTTGGAGCAGTAATCCGTAACCCCAGGAATTCATCTTCAACAGAGGACACAACATGACTGTCTACAAGCGTCCCGGCGTGTACATCGACGAGTCCCTGACGCCGTTGGCGCAGACGGCGACGACGCCCGGCGAGTCCGTCGCGGCGTTCGTCGGCACGTGCAAGCAGGGGGGCCCGCTGGCGCCGACCCTGGTGTCGTCCTTCGCCCAGTACGTCGCCACCTACGGCGGCTTCGGTGACACCTCCGATCTGCTGCCGTTCGCCGTCTACCAGTTCTTCAACAACGGGGGCAACAGCGCCTACATCGTGCGCGC